CTTCGGAAATAGGATAAACACGTTGACCGTCTTTATCAATTGATTCTATTTCGGGAAGTTGTACAGGAAGATCAACAAAATTAAACATCAGAAACCTAAATTCAATTTACTAATAATGTAGCTACGGACTAAACCAGAACGAACAATGTCATCAACACCGAACTCAATGCAGCAAAACTCTTCCATGGTTTCTAGAATTTTCATAAAGTCAAGGACTCCATTTCTTTCATTTTGCTTAATTAAGTCTGACTGTGAAACATCACCAGAGAAAACAATTTTAGCGTCTTGACCAACTCTGGTAATCATTGAATCAAGTTCGTGGAAATTCAGGTTTGCAAATTCATCAACGATGATGATGCAGTTATCTAAAGTAACACCACGAATATATGATGTACTCCAGAATGAAATGGTTTCCTGAGACCTCAGGTTATTATACAACATTTCAAATGCATTGTCATCTGGCATTTCAAACATAAACTTTACCATGTTCTTATAGGGAATCTGGTAAAGTGCCGATTTGTCTTCATGGTCCCCAGGGAGGAATCCAATTTCTCTAGTAGGAACTAGAGAACGTACAATGTAAATTTTATCGTAAGGAGTATTGGGATTCAATACTTCTCTGAGTGCAAGATAAAGACTGATAAATGTTTTACCAGTACCAGCACATCCATGTAGAATCAAATGTTTGTCTTCTGCCCAACAATCGAACACAGCTTTTTGTGAATCGGTTAAGGGTTCGATGTTGAGAAGATGCTCATTATTAATGGGTTTCTTTCTTCTCATTTGCTTAGCACTCATTCCTGCAGGTACGACTGCATTGTTATTCCTCTTTTTTACTGGCATACTAGATGAATCGGGAAAGGTTTGCTCTTGGATGTGCAGCTTGAACTTTAGACATTACCTCTTTAAAACCTTCAGACTGTTTAGGTTGACCATAAGTAACTCCACCAATACCAGCAGACCAATCTTTATCCCAATCAGGATTATCTTGTCTCCACTGATCATAATCTTTCATAGACATGTATAACTCTTTAGTTTCACCAGTCTTATCATTTTTAACGGGATATGTAGGCAAGATGCACCTCCTCTTATTTAGTGTTATGAACTTCCGACAACTCTAGGAATTCTTTTTTAAGTTCTTTACGAATCTTCTGATAGAATTCTAGAATATCATGATTATTGTTGTAAACCAGTCCGCATTCTTTTGCGATTTCAATTACTTGTTGATTATTCATTAATCGATCCTAATACAAGGTTGTACGTCTTCCCAATCCCTACAATCACACTTACCATCACACCATCCAAGTGCCTCGGCAACAGTTGGAAACTGACATATAAAGATCTTCTTTGCTGCTTCAGCAATATCCATATGTTCTTTCTGCGTTCCATGGGCAGAACGAAGATTAATATAATGTATCCATGAACGGCAAGAGCCAGTCATGTAAATTCTGGTTGGTACTGCTAAGGGAAGCACGAAACGTGCTGATTCCTTTGCCACACCTGCAGAAAGCATATCATCATACAAATCCATAATGTCTGCAAATAAATGCTTGGTACGACGTTCAAAACTCCTTTTGAGTTCTGGATCAAGATCATTAGTAGAGTTCTGACGATTCTTGGTATCCTGCTTACGAAGTTCAGGAACAGGAATTTCTTCAGTTAGAAGAGAAGCATCTGCATATCGTTGCGAAAATTCCTGGAATGTAAATGAACGATGTCGAAGTATCTGGGCTGCGATACCACGATTCGTTTCAATCTCAAGCGTCATAGTAGACTGTTCAAACACAGACCAATGATTATGCTTAATACAATAAGCAAGCAACTTGGCATAGTTTTCGTTGTCTTGATTCGCAGGATTAGAAACTCGCGCAATATACGCCATTGTTTTTTCTGCATCTGGGGTTACCGAAATTAAACAAACCTTAGGCATTAGATCTTTTACCTCTCAATACTCTTGCAACAATTACAATCCCTAGGGATTCAACGTAACCTATCCTACCAAAATCAAACATTTTTGTCAAGGATATGTTAAAGGCAAACATGAATAGAACTGGAAGTATGGCAAGATAGGTGATTAACCCATTAATAACTGCCATTACTTTTTCAACATTTTCTTGCTTTTCTTGTTCTTCTATTTGCGTTTGAAGTTGTTCCTCTTCTTCTTTAGCTGGACCTCTAGGGTCTAGGTAAACTGTCGTTTTGTTCGTCATCTTTTTTACAATCAAAAATCCATGGAGCACAGAGTCTCATCTCTCCACCTAGAGATTGACACTCCTTAGTATAGCACACTGTAGGATCAATAGCACTATCTATGAATATTGGTTTATCAACTCCAGATTCTTTCAATCCAGATTTTCTAACGTAGTCATCAATGGCATGATCAACATCACGTTTGATTCTACGTTCCAGTTTTGCAGGATCTTTAATCACAAATTCATTTAAAATACTTCCAGGAAAATACTTTCTTTGTATTTCATCTAGAATATCCCAAATAGAATTTTCGGATATGCCCGTACACTGAGAAAGAGTACCAATCACCACAGAGAGAACTACTCCGATGATTGCGTACTCTTTAATACCTGGTTTCTTTTTACCGAAGTTGAAATTGAAGTTCATTTCTTTTTCTTTTCTTGCTTAGGTGATGACCACAATTTAGGATTAGTTCTACCTTCACTTTGAGTGAAAGAGATTAAATCTCCACGGTATCTATCCCAATAATAATCAAAGATATCTACTCTTTTATCAGTCATGACAAGATCATAATGAACTAAACCATCCAACTTATATTTAACTAAGTAAGTTGTATATGGTAATTTTTTGTCATTTGCCAGTTCTGGATCACAATCCTTATGAAGAATTTTCAATGACATCAGGAACGGCCTCCCCATGTGATTTGGGGAAATGCCTCTTCTACAACTGCCTTGGTGATGCGATACTTACTCTGAAGTTGTCCATCTTTCACAAGACATAGAAGTTCTGCCTCAGAAGAATGCAAACCCTCTAAGAGACGAATGAACATACTCTCTCGTTGAAGTTGCTTAAGTTCATCATTACCACCTTTAATATAATAATAAAGTTTAGCATATTCTTTCTCAAGAACCGTGTGTTCTGTTCCCGCAGGAGCTTCATTAGGACGATAAGGAACTTCACCTTCAGGAATAAGAGAAATTACACTATCATCATAGTTCCAAATAAGAACAGAGCGAAGTGCTTGCGAATTATTATCTTGGAGAATTTTAATTTTTTCCGCTTTTGTTTTAGCGTTTGATACTTTCTGTAATACTTCAGAAATAAGCAAACGGTTGCTAGTGTTCATTGACATTTCAAAACTCCTCAATTTTTTCAAGTAAAGTAATAAGTTGGTTGCTCACAAAATAATTATACATTTTGTTTCGTGGAGCTAGGGTCACGGAATCATATGATTCGATAATTGTTTCTTCGACCTCTACAGGTATATAGGAGAAATCAATAAGAGTTAAATTTCTCTTATAGTATTCCATCTGTTCTGCATTGCAAAACTGTTCGGGTGAAAGATTTACAATTTTATCTAGAGTCTTTTTAATAAGAGGTCTTTGTCGCTTACCCTCAACAAAAGTATTGTCTGGTGAGAGATAGTTAGGAATACCATCGGACTTATCACCCTTGAGTATATGTTCAAGGATATATTGCTTAGGATTCATACCCGAAACAAACTTTTTCATGACAGGATTGTACTGTTTGAGCCAAGGGTACTTCTGTAATTGAATGAAGTCTTTATCCCCAGAAAGAATAAGAACCTTTTCTGCAGGTTGCATATCTTTCTGTAGGCGAATATTCTTATGAGCAACATGTTTGGTCATCACAGAAATAATATCATCTGCTTCCGCACCATCTATTTCCATAACTGTGTATGGCATGTTCTCTTTAATTTCATCACGAATTTCATTCAGTACTTCAAAGATCTGCCCCCAGTTAAAACTAGACTTCTCTCGATCTTTCTTACGTGTTCCTTTATAGTAAGGAAAGAATTCTCGCCGCCAATAACGTTTTGAATCATAACAAAGGACTAGTTCATTGCCATATTCCTCACGAAACTTCTGGAAATACATCCGAAGTGAGTTGAGTACCATATGGCGAACTAGTCCTTTATCGATTCCATCAGATAATTTGATTTGAACCATCAGATTAGAAATCATCACCTGGTTCATGTCGATAAGGATCATGTTAGATTTTAGTCATCTTCATCGTCTATCATATCATCCTCATCGAGGAGTGTCAAGTAGGTCAGCTCGTCTCTTAATATGTTTCCGTCTTCATCCAACATTTCTGGATGAGTTATTGCTTTTGCGTAACTTGCATTTTGATACCAAGCATCAAAGATGTTATTGGCAAACCAACCTGCCATGAACGCAATAACAAAAGTTCCTATTGTTAGGAAAAATGAAACGTAAATAAATTCTAAATGTTCCATGGGTCCTCCTTAGATACAACAATTACAAAAGGGCCCAACCTCCTAATTTCTAAACTCTCAAGTATTTATCAGACCCAACCCATTGCTCTAAAATATTGAACTGATTCTGTACATCCACCAAGTTTCAAATCTCCACAGATGACTTGAGGGAATGTTGTTGCATCGCCAAATTCAGAATAGAATTGTTCTCTAGTGAAGTGTTCACCAAGAACATACTCAGTATATTTGGCACCTTTACCAGATAGAACTGTTTTAATTTTTTCGCAATAGGGGCAACCCTTTTTAGTATATACTACAAAATTTTTACTATTGATTGACATTGTTACCTCCGATACCTTTTATGAATTGTTCTGTTTCCTTTTTAATTTGGGTAAGTGCTTTTATTTTTTCCTTATCATCCTTTACCCATTGATCATAATGATCCGTCAAAACTTTAATAGCTTTATCAAAAGTTTCTTGATGTAATTTTTCTAATTCTGAAAAATCAAAATCCATATTTTATTTTTATTTAGAGTCGGAGTGGCAGGATTCGAACCTGCGACCCACTGCTCCCAAAGCAGTTGCGCTACCAAGCTGCGCTACACCCCGAAACGGAAAGGGTGGGATTCGAACCCACGGATGCTTTCACATCGCTAGTTTTCAAGACTAGAGCCTTCAACCACTCGACCACCTTTCCAGTATAAGGGGCTTTTGCCCCCATGTCAACTATCTATATCAGAAACGGAAGGTAGTTTGAATCACACCACCATAGTTATCCGAAGCATTCTTGAGTCCTTGGTTGTTGGACACATAGAAGATCGAAGGAGTGATGCTGATGTTATCACTAACCTTGTAACGATAGAAGGTTTCCCACATAATAGCTTTCTGACTATCAGCAAGAGAAGCAGCGTTGCCAGGAGCGCCAATAGCGAAACCAGCAGAGTTACCCTTGGCGAATACATCGCTCCACTGAAGACCAGCAAACCAAGTCTGGGAGTTGGTAGCACCAGTAGGAGTTGCTTGACCAGCAGCATTCTTGCTCACATCGTTCCAACCATAAGCACCCGAGATCGAAGGTACGATACCAGACTTCTTAGGTTGCCAGTATGCGTTGATAGCATAACTGTTAGAGGTTTGACCCGCAGCAAGGTTGCCAGAACCACCAGCAAGAGCGTTGAAGGTACGAACACGGGTGCCTTCAGTGCCATTACGATAACCGAATGCAATACCATACTGAGGAGCACGATAACCGATCTGTGCCAGAGTATTCAGAGCACCAGAGGCATCGAATTCACCTTTGGAACTATCGCTACCATTCTGAGCAACATAGTTCAGACTAGCAACAATACCACCTTTCTTTCCAGGTTGAACCCACTGAGCACCAAAACCAGAACCAGTTGCCTTGTTATAGACACCAGGAGCACCAGCAACAGCAAAGAAGTCAAGAATGTCCGACTTATAAGCAGTGGGCAACCAAGCCATTTCAGTGTTACGAACCAGAGCACCAGCAGTCAGGGTCACACCTTTGGTCAGACCAGGGAAACTGTAGTACAAACGGTCAAGTTGTACTGCGTTGGAGAAACTTTCTGCCTTGTCCAGTTTGAACAGAGAAGAAGATGAACCAAAGGGTTGACTGGAGAAGTTACCAGTACGCAGACGGGTCTTGAGTAGATCCTTACCAGTAAAGGAAGTATCAAAACTCAGACGGAGGTCATAGTTAAATGCTGTATTACCAACATTAGAGTTGTTGGAAAGACGAGCACCTTCCACACCACCAAGAACGAAGGTTGCTTCACCCTTGAGTTTTGTGGTAGTAGAGAACTGAGTTGCTTGGAGTTGACCAACCTGAGTTTCCAGTTTGGCGACACGACCACGAATGACTTGGAGTTCCTTAGCAAACTCATTCGCAAGACGATTGAGTTCATCGGTAACTTCAGTCACACGATCAAGGCAAGCATTCAAAAGAGCTGCTGCCTCATAACGGGTCATGGGTTTGCCACCACCATAGGTGCCATTCTCATAACCAGCAACGCAACCGTAACGATCTACGAGATTGTTGAGTGCTTGATAAGCCCAATCAGTAGGCTTAACATCAGTAAGTTGAGTAATACTTGTCACCTGCTCAGAGGTGGAGTATTGATTAATACCAGCAATGTTTAAATCACCAGCCATAGCGGGTGCTGCAGCCAAGGGCAAAGCAGCAAGAGCAATGAATTGTTTCATAAAAAATTTTATGTTTTGTTTACGATTCCTTATTCAGGAGTCTTGATTATAGGACGTATTGGTTCCCCTGTCAAGCGATTTCACAGCATACAGGGAGGACTTAAAATATTTAGACACCTTTTTAACTTCCTTCCAAGTATCTTGCTTTGACAAATTTTTCTTGTATACATTTTCCAATGCATCAATTTCATCAAGTTGCCTAAGAACTTTTCTGGTTAAATAATCATCTTTCCCTTTATCTACAACTGGTTTGTAATCTTCTGTAGTCAAAGGAACAATCTCAAAATCTTCTCCAACTTTATCCACAATTTCTTGTGGGATTTCATCTTTACTAAAGTCAGGTATTTCCATATTTAAATTTCCTCATCTTCAAATGTATAATCAGCAGAATAAAATTGTGTTCTTACGAATCCAGGTTTACCGTCAGTTGGGCGATAATCATCACTAATAGTTACAGAAGTAACTTTAATTTGAAAATTAAATGTTGCTCCTGGTATAGTTGCAAGTTTAGTTGTTTTCGTAGCATCATCATAGAATTGTAATGTGTGCCAACTATCTCCAGTAGTTATATCCCACCAAGGTTGAGTTCCTTGAGATTTTGATGGTGGCATAACTCCAGTTAAAAGATCATTAACAGCAAATCCAGTTCCTTCTCCCCAGTCTGGAATACCAACTAATCTAATTTGTGTATTCCAAGTATTTGGACCAGTTTTAATTGGTGTCCATTTCATAGCAAGTTCCAAACTTCTTGCTCTATACAAAGGAGTTCTTTGTGAAGCAGTTGAATTTACTGCTCCCTCATATGAACCCAATAGTATTTTACCATAAGTATCTCCACTGTCAACTAATTCTGGTACTGTTGTATCTGGAGATCCATCTCTAGTTGTTCCCCAGAAATAATGATATTGGAATGTTTTTCCATTCATGAAGTCTGCCCAAACACCTGTACCCATTCCAATTATAACATTACTTTTGAATGAACCATTATTATTATACAGTTGATATTCAGTACCATTAAATATTAAACTCAACCTATAGGGACGACCACCGCCAAATCCTCCTCCACCTTTACGAACAGATGCGTCGGTTGGAGTTGGTGTGTTCCAACCAGATATAAATCCAGATGGAGCTTGACCGAAAAACTCAACGTTAATAGCAGGATGGTCTACGACATAGCTCCAACCAGCAGACCCACCCTGAGAGGTCGAATCAGCATCGCTGCAGGACCCCCCAGACAGTCCCATACCAGCGGCAGAGAGACCTGACATGCCTTCATTGCCTCCACCTCCACCGCCTCCTGAACCGTCGTTGGATGCCCTGTTCTGACCAGCATTGCCAAATGCAGATCTGGTTGTCCATAAAATAGATCCGTTTGGTTTCTTAACGACTATTGCCATTCCTCCTGGATTGTATAACCAATCATTAGATACACCTGGTTGATCAGATGCACCAAAAGCATTTTCCAAAAATGTTCTAAGTACATATCTTCCTGGTGTAGTTACAGTATAAGTTACTGACGAAGGTGTTTCGGTTGTGAAATTAGTAGTATAACCAAGATAAGTCCATGTAGATGCTCCCGTAACTTCTGCTGGTAACGTTGATGGTGGTTGTAGAACTCCATCAGAATCTACAGGAATAGTATTATTGTTATTAGTAATGTCTATAATTCTACCTGTAGATC